TATTATACAAGAACTTCAATTTAGATTTTACCCCCCCCTTCCCTAGATTCTTTTCCTGATTTAGAGTTATGATGGTAATGGCAAAGAGATTGTAAATTATTTATATCTAATCCCAACTCATTATTATCCCTGTATCTAACTATATGATCAACTACTTCTGCCTCTGTTATCTTATCATCCTTCAAACATTCAACGCAAAAAGGATTGTTCCTGATGTAATACTTTCTAAGATTCCTCCATGCAGTACTATGATAAAACTTCTGTGTACTCTCATCAGTTCTACCTCTGAATGGAACTCTCTTTCCCATCCACCATCTTCTTCTTTTGTTAGGCTTTTTCATGCTGTCTAAATACTTCTAGAATAGCTTCTGTCTTACTGTTAGGAGTAGTGTACATCTTTAGGCATTGCTTTATCTGTTCTCTCATTGTAAAATGTTCAGGATAAACTCCTCTATCTACTGAATGTTTTAAGGTATTAATATACTTATCAAATGGAGCTGATTCTTTTATAAACTTAACTGAATGAATAATAGTAGCATGATTAGATCCTGTTAATCTACCTATCTCTGTCCATGATAATAGCTCCTTCTCATGTAAATAGTATCTTAATAGATGCCTAGCTACAGCTATATTCTTCTCCCTACTTAATCCTAATATATCTGCTGGACATACATTCATTAGCTTAGATGTAAAATCTAATGCTTCTGTTAGTTTCTCTGTTCGTAATGTTTTAATCTTTCTCATTGTGTCTAATTGTCTAGTCTTGTCTAGTCTTGTGTCTAATTTTAATCCCTTTGTTTATAAAGGCTGTAGTACTATTTAGCCATATCTTTATAATATTATTAATAATATTTAGTATATATATATAATATATAAAGAAAAATAAACTCTTTTTATTCTCTATTTCTTGTGTCTTGTGTCTAATTCACCTGTATCATCCTCATCTTCAGCATCTTCCTCATAGACATAATCATCATCTTCTGTCTGATTTGCTGGATGATATGGCAAATAATCCCACCAATCCTCCCAATTACTCATCTATTTTTGTTTTAGTTTGTTCTTTAATCATATATATAAGGTCTGTTATAGAATCATATACTACCTCTAATCTTTCCTCATCTATATCAAAGTTCTTATTAATCTGTTTCTCATAGTTATTAGCTGTACTAATAAGCCTATTAAACCATTGTTTTACTATTCCTGAATGTTTACCCTTTAGATTATATAATTGCTCATTAAAGCTCTTATATGTAGCTAACATTAATATTAAATCTATCTGTTCTTCTTTTGTCATCTTAGAAAGGTGTTTCCCATTCATCCTCAGTTAATTTCTCCATTTGCGATACTCTACCCACATAATAGCCTCTTAACTGTTTACCATCTACTGATTTTCTTCCTGCTGCATATCCTAGCTGTTTCATAGCTCTAGATACATTATATGTAGTTAATCGTATTTTGCTCTCAGAAATAGCTACTAAATCCTGTAATATCTCTGTATTAGATAAGAACTGCCCTGAGTTTTCAGGAACTATTCTAAAGTTCTTAATAATCAGCTCTCTCTCAGAAGTTACAACCTCAAAATCTTTGTTAATAGATTCTCTCTTATTAGCCTCTTCATTAGTTAGCTGGTAATTAAAGCCATCTCTATATAACTGCCAAGCCTGTCGCCATACATTACTAATATTAATAGATGTATAAGAAAAGTTAATATCTAATACTGCAAAACATAGCCATCTAGTATTCTCTATATCAGCTAGAAAATCAGTTCTATTTGTTGATCCAAAGAAATTACATCTTCTAGGCTGTTCTACTTCATTGACAGCATATGCTTTCCTCTCCTTAACTACAGATTTAGATATAATAGCTTTTAGCTTATTTATCTCTACATATGAGAGAGATGATAGCTCCTCTAAGTTATATATAAAGTTCTCTGAGAATCTAAACTCTGTATCTTTATTATCAGCCAATGGAGATTCTGTATAGTACTTATTACCGAATGGATTCAAGTACCTTAGAAATGTACTCTTTCCTGTTCCCTGTTTCTCTCCTACCAATACAAAAACTATTCTATTCTCTTTATTATATAAGCTACAGGCAATACATCTCACTAATGCCTTTCTAAACATCTCTACAAAATATTCAGTATCATCTGTAGATATATGCTCTGCTAATTGTCTAATATAATCAGGCTCATCTTTTTTATAATCTTCTAGATTAATAAAGTATTCAATAAATGGATTATAGCTAGGGACAAAATCAGAGTTTAGTAATGATTTAATTCTATCTAATCCAAACTTAAATCCTGAATGCTGGAGATCTCTATAGACATCATTAATATTAAGTAATTTAAAATCTTTTTCTTCTTTCTTTTTAAAATCTGTAGTTTGTGTTATTTCATTAGATAAGAACTCATATTTGCTATTCAGATAATGCTCCACCTTTACTATCATAGGCTTATTATCTAAATTAAATTCATCTCTATATTTAGAAAATACATTATTAAATATAACTCTAATATCTGAGCCATCTAACTCAAACATTTCACCACATTTTATTACATCTGAGTTAGTCCAATTATTACCAGCTCTATTCAATGCTCTAGCATAATCTTCTACAGATTGAGATTTCGCTAGTTTTTTAAAATCTTTTTTTGTATCTTCAATATAAAGAGGACGAAGTTTACCATTATTAATACCATCTATAATAGTACGAATAGCTCCATCTAAATCTCTAGGATTCCTCTGTGAAATAGCATCTACTAAAGCTCCTTCACATTCAATTTCATCAAGTACTCCACCTGCGACATACCCCCCCATGAGGTTAGCAGCAGATAGGAGTACTTTATGCTTATCACCATCAGGAGCAGAAAGTACCATCTCTACAGCATTCTTTATTATATGAGAGTACCCTAAAACTCTCTTAGCTGGAGATAATACTTTCTTTGGTTTTACCTCCTGAATTTTTATCTGTTTACTTTCTTCTACATCTGTATATTCTTTAGCAGTAGGATTAAAAAATAAATGAGGATCATATGAAATATATCTAGGCCTAGATAAATCTTTACAAGCCTTATCTACCTCTATCCCATATGTTTCCATATAATACCTCTGCAATGATAAAAATGTTTCTTTATGCTTATCACCTTTAATCTTTACTATTACAGCCAATCCATTCCCTGAACATGATATAAATAGATATTCTGTATAAGGATCTAAAGATAACAGCCCTCTAATATCTTCTAGATTAGGTATATTATCTATGTCTATAATAATCCTATCATTATGCTCTTTCAGTCCCTTGTCATTTCTTTTGGAAAATGTACCTGAACCTGTAAAATAAGGTAATGATGTTTTTATACTCTTATCTCCTGATTCTCTCAGCTTCTCTATAGGAGCTTTCCATCTTCCTCTTTTAATACCATCCATTACTTTAGATATAGGTACATCTATGCCTCCTGTAGTTTGTTTTATGTTTGGGAATATTGTTGTATTCATATCTTATATATACATACTATTCATAAATTCAGCATAATCATTATAGTTCCTAGCTATATAATATATACCTCCAGCATCATTAATCTCTACCTCTATCACTCTCTGATCAGCAGATTGCTTATCCTTTCCAATCTTAACCTCTACACCGAAGAATTGACCATTTATAATACCTATTATATCAGGTATTCCCTTTCTCATTCCTCCCTTTCTCCATTGCCCTCTTTTACCATCATAAACTCCCATAGTATTAATTCTGTAAGCTATACCTCCTCTAATTTTAAAATCTACTACTATAGCCTTAGTAAGTTCATTAGATGTTTTATCTTTATAGTTTGTTCTAGGAACAGCAAAATCAGGAACAGAGGAATATTTTCCACAATTCAATTCAAATGCAAATGCATTCAGCTCTTTTAAATCTTTAGGTAAGTTCATTGATATATATTTTTTTTTCTGTTGATTTTATAATCTCTATACATAATTCTGATGGAATTTTAGATCTTTCATAATTTCCTTTTTTTCCCTGTGTACCTGTTCTATTACCTCTAGGAGCAGGCTCATGATGACAATTAATATTACCATTATGACATTCATCTCTAGGAATCCATCCATTTGGATTAAATATAGAGTATAAATTATTAGTAAATATATCTGTAGGTTTTGCTGCAATATCTCCATATTTACAATACCAAACTGTAGTTCTAGGTATGCCTTTTATAAATGATTGCTTTCTAAATAATCCTCTTGGATTTTCTATGTAATAAATACAGTTAAAATGTTTTATTATTTTTAGTGTATTTTTAACAAGCCTATCAGATTTATATGCAAAATCACTCCATGTTCTCTGAGGATGTTTTTTGTTAGGTCTATGAAACCTAATCCCAGCTATAGAATAAGTAGTACATGGAGGAGATGCCCATATCATATCAGGATTAAAAGGAATCATATCAGGAGTTAAATCTTCTATATCTATAGATAAATCTATTCCCTCAAAATCTTTTACATCAACACTAAAAACTTTATGACCTCTAGCTTCTGCTATTTTACCTATACTTCTAGATCCTGCAAATAATTCTAATATCTTCATCTTAAATATTCAGGTAATTGTAAATGAAAATAATTTAAAGCAATTCTATGGTCATAAGCATTATTCTCTCCCTTCCATTCTTTAAACTGCTGTATTAGTTTTTCTAACTCTGAGTTTGCATATTCTAGTAGCTTTGTATCAAGTTTAAATACAGATACTGCATAAGGAGGATTCTTCTCTACTGCTATTATATAATAATCATATATATCCATCAATCTGCAATAGATAGCAGCTTGTAGATGATATTTCATATTCCAAGAATCTCTCTGAAATTTGTGAGGCTCAGATGATACAGTAGTTTTTAAATCTAAAATATAATCATTAGCCAAACCATCAATAAATCCATGAAATTCTACTCCTTCTATAGTTCCTTTAAAATATTTTTCTGTGGCTTTTATTCCTGACAATAATTCAGATGCTTTACTATGAGAGAATACACTATTTTTTACATTAATAGCATCATTCAATTCACTTTGTTTTATTATCTGTTTATCAAGATTAGCCTCCTTAAAATGATTCCATACTTTTCCTGCCCTTCTTCCATCCCATACAGAATAATCATCTAGAAATAAATCTTCCTCTAATACCAACTTATGTATTAGCCTTCCTTGAGCCATAGCAGGAGTATCTTTTCTCTCTCTATTCTTATAAGATAAGAAATGAGCTGGAGATACAGAGAAACTCTTTAAACTGCTATAACTTAATGGAGTATATTTAGAATGGAAGGTCATCCTCTACTAATTCTTTAGTTACAAATGGATTATCACCTGTGAACAATGCAGTTAAATCTACAGGAGTATTCTTGTAAGCATCTTTAACATCTTTAGATAATGCTTTGTGAGGCTTGGGCGATACAGTATATTCTGTAGATAAGCCTTCTCCTGTTCTAGTAACTTTAATATCATATTTCATAGGATCTCCCCAATCTTCATCCTTAGATAAAGCAGATATTTCATTCTGAATAGATGACTGTGTTAATTGTAATATATTAACAGATTTATCTCTGTAGTTATATACTACCAATCCCCAAAAATGTTTGTGTTTATCATTGTCAAAATCAGATGCAGGAGGAAGGTTATCAGTCATTCTAAATCTAATAGGCTTCCCATTAGACCAATTTTCATATCCTACTACTGCTTTAGATAATATTCTAAAGGTATTATCACCTTTTAAGAATTTAAAATATCCACCTTTTGAAGTTTTAGGCACTTCATAGCCTTTAGGTAAAAAATTCATGTTATATAAATTTAGTTAAAAAATCAGTTACTTTTCCAAGACCTGCAGCCCATTCTAATATATTAGATTCTTTGTATGATAATGCTGTTATTACATTAGTAGATGCTATCTCATAAGAATAAAAATCATCTATCTGTATAATCTTTATACGAGTACAGCTAACATCATTATTAGATTCATGTATCTTATATAAATACAATGCATCTTCAACAGTATCATCTTTAAAATAAGCTGGGCAAATAATATCCTTTTCTCCTTCAGGAGTTAATAATTTTACTTTTTTCATATTGCAAATATATTATTAAATGCGAATAATCAAAAGTTTTTTCAACAAAATGGAATGAGAATAGGAATTTTATCTTTTGTAATAACTCCACATGAGAGTTTATATGTCTTAGAAAAATGTTTAGAATATGCCATTGCATAAGATTTACGATCTACTCCACAACCTGTCTGCATGGAAAAATAATTACCTGAATATATTATAGATGCTTCTGTATGAATATGCCCTTGCACTACATTTGATGAAAATTGTAAACATCTATTAGCTGCTCCATTTCTTCCTGATGAGCCTGTACCATGAACAAAGAGAATATCTTCTATCTTATGATGTTCTTTAAAATCCCATCCTTCTACTCCCAATACCTCATCATAATCCCTAATCCATCTAGCTGATAACCCTGAATCAAATGCTTTTCTCCTTACTATAGCATCATGATTCCCTATGCAAACTTTAGCTTTAGGGAAGGCTTTATACCATTTCTGAATCTTTGCTATAGCTCTATCTAACTCTTCTCCTGCTCCATAACCATCAGGATCAGAATTGTGGAAGCTGGAGTAATGCATATCTATTACATCTCCTATAAATATAACTTCTCTGCATTTATATTTCTTCTGTACAGATATACAATGCTCTAAATATCCATCTATACAGAAAGGCTCATGAATATCCCCTATTATTAAAATGTTTTTCATATTATTTCTAATATAAATCCATCAGGAGCTTTAGATAATAATTTAGTCATTGTAGCCTTAGAATGTGTTATATCAAAATAATCATCATCATTAATATATGCATAGTTTTTTCCTACTAAAATACATCCCTCTGTTTGATGATTAAAGTTTCCGACATGAATTAATATAAAATCTCTATCAGGAACTCCTATTATATGATAATGATTTTTATACTTTAGAGAGTTTCTTGGAATAACTTCATAAATACCTTTAGGAATACAACTTATAAAAGGAGCATTCATTACAAAAGGAAGCTCTAGAGTTTTACAACTAAAAACCCTTTCTATACCATCATATAAAATAAACTCTCCTAGAGTTTGCTTGTTATCTTCTGCAAGACGAATTATTACAGCTCTCATTTTTAAATACACTAAAACATAAAGGAAGTACTGAAATAAATGCTAATAATACATTCTCCCAGCTAATCCCATTAATACTAATATCTGATATAACAGCAGCACATAATACACCACTAATTGACCTCTTAGCACTCCATTTCTTCTGCTTCTGCCCTTCTTTGAATACATCTGCTATAGATGATAATAAATTAATCTTCGTTAGTTTCTTCATCTGTCAAATCTTTTATCCAACTTCCAAATATTTCTTCAGCTAATTCTTCAGCAGTTTTATTCTTGTCCATTTTCAGATATTTTATCTTTAACAATAATATTAACTAAATCATCTAAATATCCGAAGATCTTATTATCTTTTTCTGTAGGAGTTACATTAACTAATACTTTAACAAAAGCCATTAATCCTATTAATATTTCTCCCCAATTACTTAGTAGAATTTCCATTTCTTACTTCTTTTATAAATTTATATACTGTGAATGTTAATGCTGCTAATAGAGATAATATCTGTAATGCTTCATGTATATCTGTAAAGCTAATAGATAATGCTCCTGTATTAGCTAATAATATTTCTGTTGTATCTCTATCCATGTTATGATACTTTTATTGTTCCTCTGTCATTATATAATAACCCTCTTGTTCTAGGTTTTGATGTTGGGAGATTACTAGCATCTATCTCTTTAGCTATTTCATTGCTTTTAATATATCTTCTCAGCTCATCAATATCATTCTGCATTAATTGTAGCTGATGTAGTAAAGCTGCTTCAGGCTCAAAGCTAGTTAAATCTATATGCTTATCATTAGTATAGCTATCCCTCATCTTAGTTAAATCTCTACCTGATTTATTATGTATTCTTCCTGATTCTTTATTTCCTAATGCCATATTTATAATTTTGCTATAGTTACTTTACCACCATATACTTTCTCTGTAGATGTTTGGGCTAATTCTATTAATAAATAATTAGTAGCATCAGTAGTTACATCTGTTGAGTTTAAAGGAGTTCCTATATTACCTGTCCCTTTACTTGTTACTGTATCACTATTTATATCAGCCTCATAAACTGTAAAAGAAGATGTACCACTTCCATATATTTCAACTGCTGTAGCTTTAAAGCCTATAGGTATTTCTATAGATGCGTACATTTTTGCTGTGCTATTAGATTTTAGCCATCTATCACTTCCTGTATCATCTATCATTAAAGGTCTACCAACATCATCAGCTATAAAATCTCTAGGTAGTATTTTAATATATGTTAAGTCTGGTATAATATTACCTGTTAAAGATAAATTACCACTACTATCTAAATCTAAAGCTGTCACACCATTTTCTTGAGTTTTAACTTTAAATCCTCCATCATCTGAACGAATAATAAAATCATCCCCATCAGCTCCTGCTAAAATAACATCATTTGTCCCATTATCTTCAAATCTAATAGATGCTACATTATCAGTACTAATAACATAAATTCCAACATTTCCATCATCACAATTAACAGTTAAAGCATTAGCTGATCCTGTAACATCTAAATCTGCTGCTATTAAGTTAGTAGTAGTTAATGTGTCAGTAGTTTTATTATAAGTTAATCCACTATCACCACCAAAAGCACCACCATCATTAAATTGTACTTGAGTATTTGATCCTGCTGGAGTACCTCCACCTCCTCCTGTAATTACATTAGTTAAATCATAAGGAAGTAAAGATAATATACTTCCCTTTGGATATTCTACAGAAGGAGTAAATGAATCAACATTTATATCTGTAGCTGATGTAGTAGATGCTCCATCTTTAGTTAATACTATAGGGAAACTTAAATCAGGTCTGCATAATACTAATTTTTGATTATCATATAATGCAGATCTAGATGCATTTATTAATTGTACTTTAGAAGCAGCAGAATTTAATACTCCATTAGATAAACCTATAGAATTATATTTTACAAAATCTATTAAATTATCCTGAAGTAATAATTTTCCTCCTGTATCTAAATTTCTTTTTATTGTAGGATCTATTATTAAATGATGTACTTCATTAAAAATACTATTAATAATTACTCCTGTAGTATCATGAGGATTAGGAGGAGGAGGCGAAGGAACAGGAGGATTTATAGTAGTAGTTTCAACATTTGTTATTGTAGAACTAGCTGCTGACATTTTATACCAGCTTCCTGATACTGTATCTGTTTCAGCAATATAATTTCCTTGTATAAAAACATATTTTTCAGAATCTAATACTATAGTTTTAAATGCAGAAAAATCATTAACATAATACTCCCCTTCTATAATTTTTAATGGTTGAGTTTGTGGAGCTAAATACTCTTCAAGTAATAAACTACTCATATTATAAGTAGTACCTGCTCCCTCTATTTGAATACTGTCAGGAACAGAAATAGAAGTACCTGATGAATCTAATACTCTAATAGCATTTAAATATGAATCTTCTGCTCCTGTAGTACCTAATTTTAAAGTTCCAAAATCTTCATTTTGAAAATTATCTAATCCTGTAGATGCTGAAAATTGTATTCCATTGCTTCCTTGTTCTCCTTCAAAATTTAATAAGAAATTTCTTACATCTCCATATCCTGCAAAATTAGATCCTGTAAGCCATAAAGAAGATAGATTATTTTTTGTAGGAGTTAATGGAGTAGGAGCAGTATTAGGATTAGATGTATCAGGATTAATATAATAATTTACAGTAGCTGAAACAAATTGTAAATCCACACTACCACCAACAGATAAATTAGGTAAATCAATCTGTTGATTTATACCTATAGCTCCTATAGATCCTGTTCCTGAAAAGAATATAGGTAATGTAGAGTTTGCTTTAAAATAATTACAATATGCATTCATTGCTGTTTGTACAGTAAACTCTGACTGAAAATTATTTTCTATTAATGCAATAGGTACATTAACTGTAAAAGAACTATCTGAAGATTCCCATGTTAAATCACCTCCTACTGTGCCTGATAAATATAAACTTCCTAACTTTAACTTTAGTGTTAATGTCCCTCCTATATGAGTAAAATTATCTGCTGCTGATAGATAATCAAATTTTTCTGCATAAAATACATTAATCTGCATCTGTATATTATCAGCTTGGGCAGTAGAAAAAGCTCCTATATTAGTTAATGCAGTAGAATATATAGATGTAGTAACAGATGTATCAGTAGAAGCTGGAAAGTTACTATTAGCAACTGCTGATGATTGTCCATGATTAAAAGTTCCTGTAACAGATGATATTGGTCTTAAATACCTCCATCTCTGCCCTGTTAAAAATCTTCTATGTTCAAAATTACCCTTTTGTAAACCTATAAACTCTACAGTTTTAGTTCCTGTAGTAGTAGCCATTATTTTTAATCTTCCTCCACTAGCACCTATACTAAAATTAGCTTCTCCTGATCTAGTTAATAATTCATTGTCTGCTGATGATGTATTACCATAAACTATTTTTGTTGTAACATCATTTTGTGAAAAAGAAACTCTATAATCTCCTTCTGTTAAATCTACATACATATATGTAGTATTAAGAGCTATATTAAATGAAGTAGCAGTAATAGAAGTAACAGATCCTGATGAACTCCATGTAGTAAAATCTGCTGGATTTTGTAGCCATGAAGTACCTGTAAATCCTGAATCTACTGTAGGAGATACTGATGAATCATTAGATGCATTCTGTCTATTATCTACATCTATAGTAGTATTTATAATTAAATCACCTGATCCATCATGAGGAAGTCTTTGAATTTTTGTTGTATTATCTATATATCCTGCTGGTTGAATAACCATTACCCTACCATCTGCGATAAACATCTTCATCCCCCAACATTTCAAAACTTCTTGAAATGCATCTGATTTATAATATTTCCCTACTTCATTAGATCCTGCTTCAAATAATCTAGAATCTACATAATTCATAAAGAATCTATTATATGTATCAGCATTAGAAAAAACATTATCTCCTGTCCATCTATTATTAGTAAAAAATATTAATTCATTGTTACCTCTAGGAAATACATCAGATAAAAAATTAGCATAAATTTGTGTTCTAGAAATATAATACCCTAACAATGCTTCGCCTATTTTTAAAAGAGGAGTATCACTTATATCAAAATAAGTTTTATCATTCATTAATTCCCCTAAGAAATCATTAGCTTTTAATGTTATTTCATAAGGAAAAACATCATTTTCTATAGAATCATAACCTGAATTAAGATTTCCAAACCATATAATAACAAAATTTCTTCGAGCTACTAAAAAATACTCACCATCATCTGCTGCTAATAAAGTAGTTAGGAATGTCTGTTGTGTAGCATTTTGAACTATAAATTGAAAAGTAAGTTCTGAAGGCATAACTGTATCTCTTCTGTTATCACTTCCTTTATATGATAACCTAAAACCTCCTTTTCCTGTATCAAATGTATTGCCTGTAGAAGAATCAGATTTACTCCATAATTCTAAATCAAATCTATTATTCCTTTCAGAATAAAATGTAGCAGTATAATTTTTATAAGCCATATTAACCTAATGAATTTCTGTGCTTGTTAGCTCTATCAAAAACTATTAATAAATCTTCTCCTGATATTCTTACATCAGGGATATTCATCATATTAGCAGTTTGTGAAGCTGAACTAATATGCCCTCCTGATGATCCTGAAGGAGTAAATAATTCAGGCCCATGTTCCCCTACAAGATAAGGAGTACCAGCACTAGCAAATCCTCCAACTGCTTTACCTTCAAACATACCGCCTCCTTTCATTAAATTTCCGAAGTTTTTCATAAAACTAGCTCCACCTGATGCAGATTTAGGAAATATAACAGATAACAATGCTGCCAATATTGCTGCTTTAGCTATCATTCTAACCATTTGTTGTATTACTTGCCCTGCAAATACTTTAAATGAATCTTTTGTTGTCATAGCAGCATCTACAATCCCATCTAACTGCTCAAACATTACCTGTCCCATAGTACGAGTACTCTCTGTAATTTTACTAATACCTTTATTTATAGGATTAAAAGTTAATCCCCATTGTTCTGCAATAGAAGGAAGCAAGACAGCATAATCTGATGAAGCAGTAGTTAATTCTTTAGTTTTAGTAGTAGTAGTTTGTAATTCTGTCTGAGTATCTTCTAATGATGAATTATAATCATCAGCTCTTTTCTTAGCTTCTTCTAATATTCTATTTAGTTCTTTCTGTTCATCTGATAATTCTTCTGTAGTATCTGCAGCTTCTTCTTCACTTGTAATCATTGCAACTAATCCAATCCCTAACAAAGCTATACCTGCTGCTATTCTATATAATGGATTGGCTTGTAATAATGCAAATAATGAAGTAAATGCAGTTATAGCTGCAGGAAGTACTGTAGCAGATAAGAACATAAAAGCAGTTGATATTCCACTAATACCTGTAATGAGTTTAGATATTATAATTAATGCAGGGCCAATAGCAGCAATAAATAATCCAAATTGTATTCCATTTTCAATCTGTTCTTTAGTTAAGGAGCTTAAAAATGTAGTTAATGATTCTAACTTTTCTCTTAATGGCTCCATTAATGGAAGTAATGCCTCTCCTACTTGTTCAGTAAAATCTCCTATAGCCATTCCTAACTGTTGGTAAGCACCTGCTCCTGATTTAGCTGCTGCTATACCTCTCCCTTCAAATTGCTCTGCAATAACACCAACTGCTTCACCAGCCTTTAACTGCTCAGTAGTTAATTCTTTTAATGCAGGTATTGATTCACCTAATTCACCTGTTAATCCTGCAAAAGTTTTTGCTAAGTTTTTTACACCGAATTCTAAAGTTTGACCTGTACCAGCAGCCAAATCAATAGATGCAGATATAACTTTATTAATCTGTTCTTCAGTCATTCCTAAAGAAGCTAGATATGACTGTTGTTGTATTATCTCTTCATCACTAAATAAAGATACTTTTTGAAATTCTTGGGCTTGTTTAGTTAATCTTTGAAATGCTTGTTCATTACCTTTTAAAGCAGTAAATAATCCTGCTTCTGCTTTAGCTTGAACATCAAATGCTTTTAAAGATGCAGCTCCGAATGCTGCCATTGGAAGAGTAAGAGAAGTAGAAAGAGATTTACCCATTCTCTCAGTACTTCTACTCCATTTCCTCATAGATCTTTGAGCCTTCTTTAGTCCCTTAGTTAGACCTTCAATCTTAGCTCCTACAAGTACATTTAATCTAGATTCTGCCATTAGAAATCTTTTAATCTATTACCTAAAGCCTTAATATCTTCAGATGTCATTTTTTTATGTTTACTTTCCCAATCAAATTTGATTAAATCTGTTTGTTTTACTTTGTGCTTTTTTTCTAAATGTACATTTAATAGCAATGTAGTTTGCCATCTACATCTAATCCATTCAGCCCTCTCTCTATGTTCTTCTGCTTGATAATACCCTTTTAAAGCATTATCAAATTGTCTGAATGTTAAATCATCTAAAACATTAGGAGAATATCTTAAAACTCCTAATCCCTGTTTGTCTATATAATCAAAAGTAATAGGCTCAGAAGAGGAATTATCCCCTCCTGAAGCCTCTTCTACTTTCCCTCAGAGAATGGCATTGATTTTCCGAAAACATCCATAATACCATTTAAAGCTCCCTGATTATCATCTATTAAATCACTTAACCCATCAACATCTAAAGAAAATTTCTTTTTTGCTTTTCTATGTCCTTCTTGAAAACCTATATATATTAAATTTATAAGATCATCAAAAGTTATTTTATCCATCAAATCTCCTCCACTAAATACTGATAAAGGAATATTATATTTAGATGTAAACTTTCTCAAAGCTCCTATCCCAAAGTGAACAGGATATTCTTTTTCATTTAATGTAACTGTTTGCATGATTTATATTTAGTTAATATTAATTTGTTCCTTCAGTAATAGCACCTGTTAATTCTATAGTTAAGGAGCAAGTAGCGTTATCTTCTACAGGAGCTGATACTTCTAGAGCAGTCATATATCCTGCTGCTGTATAGTATTTATCTCCTGTTTCTGCTGTAGCTATCTTAACATATATTTTAGTTCTGCCATTAAAATATCCAAACAAATCATCAAAACCATAAACTGCTGCTGCTGAAGAATCTTTTTCTGCATAAAAGAAATTCCCTGATACAGATCCTGAACGAGTAGATTCTAGCAACTCTCTATAACCTGATGATGCTTTGTTAGTTATTTCTCTTGTATCCATTGCTAGAGAAAGAGATGCATCTTGAGAGAAAGCTATTGCTGTATAAGTTCCTCCTGATGATGTCGATATATATAACCCTATATCTGTTCCATTTAAAATATTACTTGTTGCCATTTTTTACTTTTTTTCTTTTTTTGTTTTTAAATACTTGTTATCCCATTCTAATACTGCAAACCCTTCATCAATTAATTTTTCTGCCGACTGATTACAAACATCAGCAGAATCTCCCACATTCATAGGTTTAAACATCTTAGAATATTTTTTTATGAAATATATCTTCATTGTTTTATCTTTTTACTCTCACTCTGTACAATTGCTCTATTACAAATATAGCAGATTGTCCTTGATGAGTTTTTTGAATTATGTTATCGTCTGAATCTATAAAAAAGATACTATCTACTTTTATAGTGTTATATGTCCCTGATACATGATCTAATGCTGTTCTTACAAATTCTGCTAAAGATGTAGCTGAAGAATAATCATCATGCAAAATAGTTACTAATACTTGATATACATCTACAGGAGATACTTGTCCTTTTACATCTGTAGTATCAGTATTAGTTACTTCATATACTATAGAAGGAGTTACCACTTCAGAATCTTGAGCCTTGTTTGGATCAGGGAAGAATACAGGCTTTATATTAGTAGTTACACCACTAACATTACCATTATTAGATAATATATTATATATAACTTTACCTACTAGCATAAGTACTCTGAACAGTATTAAATTTATCTTTTAACATTTTCTCCATTGTACTCAATGCAGTTCTCCCTCCTGAAGCTACAGCTCTTCTTATTGGCTGTCCTCCTAATTGCCATGATTGATTTAGCTTAGTTCCTTGTTCTAAGAATCTAACATACCATCCATCAAATTTAGGATTTTTATTATTCCTCTTAGTTAGAGGTCCTACAGTAACATCATTATATCTCCTGTTTAATCTAGATTGAAAAACTTTAACCGATTTCTTAGCAGTTCCTACAGGCTGATAAGTACTTAATACTCCATATCCTTTAGGAGCTTTATACTTACCTGATACTTTAGGAGTACTATATCTCCCTGTTACTCCTAATGGAGATTTTCTTTTAGGTATTCTCTTCTTAATCTCCTTCTGTATAATCTTACCTCCAGCTTTAGCTAAATTAGTTCTAAACCTCTTATATTTAGGTTTTTCCATTACTGCTGAAATCTCTCTAAGCATCTTATCAATGTTTAATACTTGATTTTTATCTACTTTAAGAGTAAACTGATCTTTACCAAAGTTAGCACTCATTATACTCTACCTTTTGAATATATCTCTATAAATTCTCTATTTCTAAATCCTACAGGCTTTACTTCAGTAATAAAAAAATAAAAGAAAGTAGTATCCGTAGGATCTTTAATTTTTAATCTATATAGATAAGGATTAGCTAATAAATCTTTATAATCAATATAATTACCTGTTACTTTTATCTTAGTTATATTTTGTTCAACTTGATTTCCTATATCAGAAGATCCTGATAGATATTCTATCTTGCTCCATAATGTACTATGAGCAGTCCATGAATTAGTAGATTCTCCATAATCATTAGCATTACTCTTAGCTGCAAACTCTAAGTAAACTAAATCAGAAAAATCACCTATATTAATTTCATTAGACATTATATAGTAGCTAATTTATATGGATTTAATAAATACTCTGCTAGAGTAGGCATAGTGTGAACTCTGTTTACTCTGTTAGTGTAAAGCTCTCCAATAATTAAAAACATTGCTTGTTTTATTGCATATGGAATACTAGCATCCCATCCTGCATTAAATGTAATTTTAACTGCATCCATTCTAGGATAAGTATCAGGATAATTATAATTATCTGCTGGTAATATATAAGCAGGAAAAATAGATTGTTCTAACATATCATCATCATTATCAGATACAAGATAATTAGATGAGTTTAATGTTTGTAAATTATTAGAACTATCATGATATTTTATATCAATAACATTATTAACCATACCTCTATTAATATCTATTCTATTTAGAAAATATGGAAGCTGCAATACAAATTGAGTTTTTATTAAAATAATCCCTGTATAATTCTGCACCATTTCAGTAGCTACATTTATTAAATTTGTTAAATAAGTAGTTTCTCCTGAATCTACAACAGTAATTCTAAGATGCTCTCTTACCTCTGCTACTGTTAAAGCAACAGCATCAGCATTTCCATCTTGAAAATATCTCCCTAATTGATATGGAGTACCTGCATTATATGGCACTCCTAAAGCATATGATACATAATTATATCCCATTGAACAAAATATAAAAGAGAAGGAGTTTCCTCCCCCTCTTTATTAATAATCAGTTATTATGATGTAACTTTGTTAGCTATAGAAGCTGGAGTAGTAGCAACTCCATCAAACATAGAGTTAGCAACAATTCTTCCAAGCCCTGCACCAGCTAAACTGTATGGATCGAATAACAAATCTAAAGATCCAAATACTCCCACATGGAATCGGCTGAAATCTGCGAACAAAATTTGATCTGCTGCAGATCCACCATTACCAACATTAGAAGATACATAGTAGTTATATCCATTACAAGTTTTAGCAATAGGATCAACTAAAGGAGATACTGAAGATACAGCAGCTAGTCCTTTAGCAGTAGCTAATGCATCAGCATTAAATAAAAATCCTAATCTAGCAATAGCTGGATTAACTCCTGCACCAATTAAATTACCTTCCATAGTGTAAGCAATAGCAGCAGTTAATGCATCACCTGTAATATCAGTAGCATCTGCAAAAATAGATTCAGGAGCGCCTGAACCTTGATCAGATGCAGCTAACAATGCTGATTCTAAAGATGCTATTTGAGATGCTGCCATGTTTCGTCTAAATGCTGCTTCAGCTCCTGTATTCTGAGTAAGTAACTCAGATGTCATATTTACAACAGAAATTAATTTCTTAGGATCTAAAGTAACTGAAGTTAAATCACCTTTAGCTTCTACCTCTGTAACATCAGATGTAGATTCTGCTTTCCATACAGAACGCACATTCTGTACTATTGGCATCTTTCTATCAGCAGTCAATCCTGTATAAATATTTGCGCCTGCCTCACGAAGCACAGAATTTGCAAATAACTGATCTGTATAAGATCCAATTTCTACAGGAGGAACTGCTACTGCATTAGCATCAGCTCTCTGCTGTAATACTCCCATAGGAATACCAACTCCACGAATTAAACGATTTGGCTCATTTAAACGAGCTTCAGCATCCATTTCCTTAACTAACCCTTCCATACGACCTGTATAAGCAGCTTTAACTGCATCAGTAAATCGATACTGAGTTTGTTCTTTTGGAGCTTTAGGAGTTAAATCTACTCCTGATGTAGCTGCCAAAGATGATTGAATGCTTTCTAGCTTTTCAGCTCTTTCAATGTTTTTATTTAACTCATCAACTTTCTCAGTCATTGAATCAAAATCTACATTTTCATCAGCAGATAATTCACGATTTTCTGTTTCTGCTAATTTTACTAGAGTATCTAGTTTTTCCATTACTGAAGATCTCTCTTCTTTTAGTTTTAAACTGTTCATTTGTTTTTCTTTTTTAATAATCTAAGTTTCAACTTTTGATAATAACTCTTAGGAGTTACCTCTTTTACTTCCTCTTTTTTATCTGTTAAGGATTCAGCTTGTTCTAGGGATCTAGCACTAACTGATGCTGATGCATATGCTGGAGTAGTTACAGGAGAAACATCATAAAGAGTATCAATAGAACTAATAGTTCTAATAACCTCCCCATCTCTTTTCTCCCACGTATCTCCTCCTTTAGCAATTGTAAAAGCAAATGAAGAAGAGTTAATATCTCCTCTCTGAATGCTTTCATATAAATCCCTTGCATATGACTGATTCCCTAATTGCAATCTATATTTAAGACCTCTCTCATCTACTTCTAATTGTAGAGTTTGAGGAGATCGTCCTAATACATAATCATTACTATGATTAATCAATGCAACTGTATTAGACATATCTGTATTCTCAAAAGCACTCCTATCTATATATTCATAGAAGCCTCCAAGATTTTTAGATTTGCTATCAAATACTGATGCATAGCCTTCAATGAACATATCACCATTATCATCCTGACGAACTTCAAATGATGATATATCTATGTTTCTTGTTTCTAAATTATTATTCTTCATCTATATCTTCTTTAGTAGCATCAGACATATTTAGAGGAGTAAGAAACTCATCCAAGCCTTCAACTTTATTCATGTTCTCTAATGTTCTTATCTCATTAGCAGATAGCCAACCCCATTGCCTTGCTATACTGTAAGCATTATATCTACTCTCTATATCTCCTCTGAGTATACCTGAAGCATTAAACTCAAAGAATAGATTCTCCTTCTCATCATCTCTAAGTAGTTTTTTGTTTAGCTCCTGTTCTATGTTTACTAAATAAGGAAGTAAACAATTTCTATAGAACATAATGCTCTGCTCTTCAACATTAGCTCTACTAGATGAATCTTTCATAATACCAATTTGAGAAGGAGGAACTGCAAATATAGATGCTATCTCTTCTCTAGTAAACTCCATTTGTCTAATTAAATCAGAATCAGCAGGAGTAAGATTCATTCTGTGGTATTCTATTCCATTAGGAAGTACTGCTGTGGTGTGAGCATTCCCTATTCCTGAATACTTTTGATTCCAGCTATATCTTAACTGCTCAATAGTTTCAGGCTTTAATGGAGAAGGAGATTTTAAATATCCTGATATATTACCTCCATTAGAGAAATAGTTAGAAGCATATTCTCTAGATTTTACTCCTAGCCCTAAAGTAGATGCATACATCTGCAAAGGAGAATAACCATAACATCCATCGAATGATAAGCCTGATATATGTAGGACATCAAAACTATTTAATGGCTGATCTACTCCCTGAACTTCATAGAAGATACTCTCTTCATATTTAATAACTCTAACATTAGAAGATTCTAATGGCATCAGTTCAACAGGAATACCTTGATTATTTCTAATTATAACAGAATAAGCATTACCCTCTAGCAACAAATTAATCATCTGTTGTACTCTCCAAGTATAAGATGTATTAATAGAGTTAGGAGTACTATGAAGTAATTTATATAATATATGAGATCTCTCTAATGTTTTATCTCCATCTTCTTCTCTTCTGTATAATGATAATGGAAGAGATGCTACTGCTGTAGAGATAGCTCTAACGCATCCTGTTACAGCAGCAATGCTCATAGCTTGTTCCTTAGAAGAAACTACTTCTGAATTATTATTAGAGAAAAAGGTAGTATTATTCCATAATCTTTCTTCTTTTTTAGGAGAGAATACTCCTTTGATTCTATCTAGTAATCCCACACTTAACTAGGTATAATTATACAATTATGCAATATATGTATATATTTTAAAAAAAGATTGAAATAATTTTGGTAGTTATCAAAGAATGTTTATCTTAGCACTATAATTAAAAAAAAAACCCTAGAAATTATGACTGCAACAAAATTATTAACCGATTTAAAAAAGAAATTATTAATTATTATTGAAGATGATAAATTAAATAATAGAAAAAGACAATGTCAATTTTTACTTGATGTTTTTTGTATTCAACCAATACCATCACAAGAATTTATTACTAATACAAAAGAATTAGTAGATAGTATTATTAAAAAAGATAATATTGATATTTCTTCTTTAAAATAATTAATGGGAGCTTAATGCTCCCTTAACCCTAAATAAATTATTATGAACGCAGATGAAAAACTAAAAGCAATGATTATTCTTTACAAAGGATTAAGTAAAGATAATCAAGATTTACTGAGAAGCTTTGTTAGTACATATCAAAAGCAATTAGATAAGTTAGAAGAAGAGAAGAATGTTCTCAAAGATCAACTTATTAAACTAAGAAACTCCTCATATTAGAGGAGTTTTTTTTTACTCAAATATTAAACCTATATATAAGATTCCTAGAAAGAATCTAACTTCATTGTCATCCATTGTTATACCAAAGCATAACCCTTTAATCATTGCGAACTCTACTGTCATCATATAAATACTATTTCTGTTTCTAAATCATCTGATTTTCTGTCATCAAGATATTCCACCATTGCATTACACAAAGCTACTATCCCATCTATTTTCTCTGATGATTTCCTTCTGCTCCATCTCTTATTATCATTCTCATCAAACAATATTACTGCATTATCTACATTCCATGTTAAAATAGGATTACCTCCATGCTGTAAAGTTTTTGCCTTAATCTGATTCTCCATCTCTACAATAGCTGGTGTCCATGTATAACTTCCTTGAGCTACTTCTGAACAATCTATTCCATGTTCATTAAACAAAGATAAGATTAATTCTGTAGCATACTTTCTATCATACCCTATTCTAATAATATTATACATATCATTAATCTCTAGGATTCTTTTCTTTATTAATCCATAATCTATAACATTCCCTTCTGTAGCTTCTATAAATTTATTTCTTTCCCAAACATCATAATTAACTCCCTTCTTCATGGATCTACCCTTAATACTTTCTTCAGGAATCCAAAAGAATGGAATGATATAATTTTTCCCATCTACATCAGGGAAGTATAAAACTAATGAAGATAAATCATGAGATTTAGATAAATCTAATCCAGCATAACAATCAGCTCCCAATAACATATCCTTATCAAATGTATCTCCACACATAGCCCATTCTCCTGCTTTAAGCCATCTCTCAGATGATGATACCCATATATTCAAATGATATTTTAAAAATGAATTTAATGTAGATCCTATGTTCTTAGCTTTTCTAGATTGCTCCTCTAGATATGTTTCCTGTACTGATATTCCATAATTAGGATTAGCCTTCTTCCAAGTATCAGAATCAAATGGATCATCATCTTTAGATGCAGAGTATATCTTTCCATAGAATGATACATCTTGAATTACTCCATTGTTTACTTTATTAGTATAATCATGAACTTCATAACAGATAGATGTTGTATCATATCCAGCAGTAGAGATACTAAAGAATATCGGATTCTTATGAGTACCTTGTGAAGTTCTTAGAACATCATATAATTCTCTGTTAGGTTGAGCTAGTAATTCATCCATAAATACAGCAGTACATGATAACCCTAAACTTCTAGGAGCATCAGCAGAAACTACCTGATAGTTAGTATTAGTTTTTAAATTTATAATAGAGTTTCGCATTACCTTTGTCTGCTGCATAAGAACAGAAGAGTTTAGGCATATCTGTTTAGCTGCATTAAATATAATAGATGCCTGAGATCTATCTGCTGCTGCCGATATAACTTGTCCTCCAATTGTATCAGGATCGAAAAGATGCCATAATGCTAAACATGACATTAAAGCTGATTTTCCATTCTTTCTAGGAATCTCTAGATATATCTCTTTCTTTATTCTGTTTCCTTCATCATCTACATTAGAATAGATAGGATGTATAATATCTTCCTTCTGCCATTGTTCTAGAATAAATGGATCTCCAGCTTTAGGTCCTGCAACATGAGTACAAATTCTCTCTATAAAATTTATTACTCTATTTCCTTTCTTCTTATCAATCATTTAATAATTCATCTAATGTAATTACTTTATCTTCTACTGCATTTAATTTAGCTCTAGCTGAAGGAGTTAATCCAAATTCAGATAACATCTTTTTTACCCTTAACCATGATTCACTCATTATCCTAGCTTTAGGATGCATCTTCCACAAAATCTCTCCAGCTTGATTAGTTACTGAATATACATCTCCATGTTTATCTATGTAATCTTTAGCCTTCCTGTAATCATCATATGCTTCTGCCAAAAGAACTAAAGCTGTATCATCTACATCATTAATTAGATTCATCTTATGCAATTTTGATGCAGTAGCTAGATAGTAACTTTTAGCTTGATCACTTATATAATCAGGTAGTACAGGCATAGATGAAGGAAGCTCTAACTTATTCCCATCCCTATCAAATCTAAATGTTCCTTCCTGTTTTTTTAATGCTGTTGGTTTTTTTAATCTTCCCATATTATTTTAATAATTGCTCAGAGAATTTCCTGAATGCCTCTTCCCAAAAAAACATATTAATATTGACATAATATTAACATGTG